GTTTGAACTAGAGACCCCGGAACAACTCCAGGCATCGCACCAGAAATCGTCGCCGCCGCAGCCGCCGCAGCATTAATAGACTGCTGCAACCCGCTGCCATCCACCACGACATCCAAGCCCTCGCTCACCATCGGCGTCTCTTTCGGCAGAGCCCCCAACTTCATCAACAGTTCCGGGGATGCATCCAGTGGCCCCTCCTTCACCTCCTTATATTCCGGAACCCGTGCCTCAGGCAAGACCAAGGCCGGCACAACTGCACCCTCACCTATGCCCGATCCCGTGACCTCAATTTCCGGCAAATCGGCCTTCCCCAACCCATCCAAGGTCAGCATGTCCTTCTCCGTCATGATCCGTAGACCAATATTCATATAAGTTTCCAACTCTTGACATAACACCTTGAACGAATAAGGCATCTCGACGATCACGGGGGCCACCATCGTCTTCCGTATCGGTGGTATGAGTTCCAGATCATCCGCTCGAGATCCAATGTAGTTCACCGGCCCCGTGCATAGAGGGCACACAAAAAGACCAGTCTTCGGATTCTCGATCGGTATTGTCCCGCAACCCTTACATATCCGGAAACTCACACCATCCGACCGCGCCATATAAGACTCATTGACAAAGGCGCTGATTCCGTGACCCACAATCGCATCGCGTTCCATCTCGCCAATACGCAGACCACCCTGTGCCCCGCGACCCCCCGTCGGCTGATGCGTACGCTGCTCCCGTCGTCCCTTCCCGCGAGCATTCCACTTGTCCTCCACCATATGTTTGAGCCGCATCGAGAAGATTGGTCCAATAAACATATCGACACTGTGCTGTTTCCCCGAAGTCCCGTCATACATGATTTCATTGCCGAACTTCTCGAATCCGAGTTGCTCAAGAGCGCTATTCATCTGTTTCGTCAAGCGCCCATCATCCGTGAAGGCCGTTCCGTCGGCTATCGCGCCCACGTTCGCAGCAATCTTTCCCATCACCATCTCAATCACGTGGCCGATCGTCATACGCGACGGAATTGCATGTGTATTCATGATCATGTCGGGCACAATCCCGTCCTTCGTCCGCGGCAAGTCATGCGATCTGACAACCATACCAATGGTACCCTTCTGTCCATGACGATTCGAGAATTTGTCACCCAACTCCGGCATTCTGTATTCTACGCACCGCACTTTGACGGTCCGCAGTCCCTTATTATTCACTAACACTACAACCGACTCTACACGCCCATGTGTCCATACCTGTCCTGATTCAGAGGCATCCGTATATTTGCCATTCGAGGCTTCCATTACGCGGCCCACGATTACCGTATTCTCGTCGATATACGAGCCCACTTTCACGATCCCCGCGTCGTCCAACTTCGAATAGTCCATACCCGGCTTCATGTCCGTCCACAACGGTATCGACGCTGGATTCGCGATACGGGTCTTGATCTTCGCCACATCATCATCCTCCTCGAACACTTTATAGGACCGGTAGTGTATCGTATTAAATAAACCCCTCTGCAATGCGTCGTGGTTGATGACAATGCCGTCTTCCTGGTTATAGCCCGCAAACATCCCCATACCCAGAATGATATTGGTCCCATACGGCATACGACCCTGCCCCAAATAATCGTAATAGAGGGTCCGCACCAAGGGCGGCGAGCCGTTTGTCAAGATACTTGCCTGATTATCGTAGCGCATGGCCGCATTCGTCGCGTAGACCGAGATGCCCTGTTTCGACTGCGAGTCACCCAATTGGTTGCGCACAGACTGATTGTGGTGCGAAAAGGGGATCAGACTCGTAATGGCACTCATGATCGTAGACGGATGTATCTCCACATGAGTCGTATTGGTCTCCACTTGGTCAACATAATTCACGACCAGACTCTCATTATGCTCATACGGGTCCACATACTCGATCAAACTCGAATACGGTGTAAGATACTCTATATACTCGGCCATGGTCGCCCCTCCGCGCTCCTTGAGTGGATCGATGAAGCCGACCCAAGAGAGCCCGTGGTCCTTCGCCTGAGGCAGGCTTCCCATCACCATGTCCCGCCAAATGGTCCCAGTAGCCGCAAGTTTATCTTTCGGATATCTCGCAGATCCCCACGGCTCCATGTGGAGAAGCGGTCGCCCCGGTCGCCCCTCGTCCAGATTTATCAGAATCCGCCGGTCACGGATAAAAAAGGCCACGCCAGCCGATGAAGACAGGCAGCCGGTCCATTTCAAGAGTTTGACCGTGCGTGTCAATTCATTCGCCGACAAGGTATAGCCGACCAGACCATTATTTATATACACTGCCACGGCCATCGCCCGCAGTTTCCCGCTCGTCTCCATTACCGGCATGATGAAAGCCCTGTTGAACATCCAGGTCAGGAATTCGTTCATCGGCGTGGCGATACTGATTGAAGTCAGAACGCTCATGTTCTTGGCAATACCGATACTGCCACCCCCCGGTGTCTCATTCGTGCAGAAATAGCCATATTGACTCGTGTGCAAGTGGCGCGGCCCCGTCAGTTTCATCGACGTGTCGAATTCGAGAACAACACGGCGGCAGTGACTCATGAAGTCGATATAAGAAAGGCGACTGAGGGCCTGCAGGACACCCACCTTGTCCTTCCCGACACCCGTGCCCCACTTGCCCCGAAATCCGCGCATCAGGCCGCGTGTCAACATTTCTGTCTGCACGGTGCCCTTCACCTTCGGAGATTTGAAAATGTCGATTGCGTTATTTTCGGAGAAAATATTCATGAAACTCTCATCCCTATATACACTCTTATTGTAGTTGTATTCTTCGTCAACGGCCCTACCTACCGCCTTCATCCAGTTCTTATAGACACCCTGGAACAGAGTCTGTGTCAAGAATCCGGATACGAGGCACCGCTGATTTCGGATGTCATCACGGTCCGTCTTATTGTCAATGCCCATATATACACGATAAATCTTGCGCACACAGTCTCCCAGATATGCCGCTCTTGCACCCGGTGAATCGGGGACATGTGTGAACATCTGGTTATGTATAATATCGAGAACGTGCGCCTCACCGAACCCCTTTGTCAGTGTCTTGATATACTGGATAGCCGAATAGGTGTCGAGAACAGGATAGGCATCAATGAACGAGGCAATAAGATAGGGTTCAAAGAGTTTGAGTTCCTCCTCATTCATGCTCGGCAGAATTTGCCGCACAATCTCCTCGTCGGACTCTATGCCAAGAGCACGAAACAGAATGCAGACCGGCACAGACTTTCTGACGAAAGGCAGGCCGACGTGTAGTGCCTCTGTCTTACGAATAATGGCGAATGTGGCCCTGCGGACCTGCTTGGTCTCGGGCGACAAGCAAGATATACTGGCGTATGTGGAGATCTGGGGATCAGCGTCCTGATTCTGAATATAGAGTGTATTGAAGGCCTGTTCCTGGTGAGTTATCAGGATCTTCTCTGAGCCGGCAATGATGAAATAGCCGCCCTGGTCATAGGGACACTCTCCAACGGTTTCCAGAAACTCGGAGGGCTTTCCGTTTAAGAGGCACGCCTTGCTGTGCAGCATGACAGGGATATCCACCAAAGGAAATTGCGGTAATAAGATCTCACGCACCTTCGGCTGGCCCTCGGGATCCTTCTCCGATGCAAAAGTTACGCGAACCAGAATATCGACAAAGAGACCGGCTGAGTATGTCAGATCGCGCAGCCGCGCCTCATTCGGAAACAGTAGGCGAACTTCCTCACCACCCATATGCTGGATCGTCGGAGTTCCTAGACGCATACTCGTGCCATCTCTTCCACCAATAAAGATCTCAACCTTGTATTTATAGGTCGTCGTGTCGGGTATAAGATCTTTTAATATGATGATCGGATTATTGCTCCGTATAATCGCAGGCAAATCCGATTCCAAGAATTGATTATAAGAATCAATATGATGATGTGTATATGGATATACCGTTGTCTGAAAAAACTGGTCTAAAAGTCGTCTTGGAATGTCTAACGCTGACATCTCACTCTATTTCGCACTGGACAAATTATGCGTTGACGTCTTACGTGCTGCACATAATTTGTTTTGTTTTCTAAGATCATCCGAGTATTTCATATTTATGGCCGACCATACATGGCGAAAGTTGGTACACTACCAACATAACTGGAAGCCCACGCCGCGCCGCCAGCACCAGGTATATATGTCGAAGGTTGGGCCCGCATCGCTCCCATAGATACGGGGTTGCCGTCGGGCAGATTAATACCCTTCCAAGACAGATCAGATGTCTGTAGACCATTAGGCGGTGTAGACGATATGGGGCGAAACACATCGAGATAGCCACCCCCCTTCTGTGTTGAAGCAGCAGCATTGCATGTCGCACACTGTTGCGTGATGCCAATCTGGGGCGGCTCAATACCGCCTTGTTGCAGAGCGGGGAATGTGCCATATGGACCACCAACCGTATCCCGGGTCGTATAGTCAACTGGTGCACCGGCAAGAGGACCGACAGCGCCGCCTCGCATCTTTGTGCGTCTCGTCATCGCAGATTTTCCTTTGAGGCCGAACCGGAACTTCAGATATGATGCAACATCTGCCGGGGAAATATCCTTCTTGAAAACACGATGCCATTCCGCTCTATATTCTGAAACAGCATCGGCGAATGAGTGCTTTGACATTGTCTTCAGACGATTTACGAACTTATCCATATGGTCAAAAGCCATTCTAAGTTTCTTTAGACCCATAGCCTGTTTTCGATTTGAACGTGTCTTCTTACGGGTATGACTCTTGGCCATTCTACTTTAATGTGGAATATTAGGTTTCCTTGAAACTGTTGGACGCTATATTGTTACGGCGGCCACCGTTATTAGCATATCCTCGATTATTTCCACGACTGCCATTGTTCGCCCGGGAACCTAGACCTATATTGGGCATCTGAGGCATCTGAGGCATCTGAGGCATCTGAGGCATCTCAGGCATCTGAGGCATCTGAGGCATCTGAGGTAGCGCAGCCGCTATAGCACCCACACCCGCAGCGGCGCCTGTCTTTGCAGAATTAATGGCCGCTGTAACAGCCTCACCACCACTTGTACCCTTCATCTGACTCAGAATGACTCTGAGAAGAAGAATAGTAAATAGTAGAGTTATAAAGGGTGCATAGTCTTTTAAAATCTCCTTCGTCTCTGATATATTATATTCATACGGAAAAGACTTCATGTGGTGATAATATGCAATAAATAAAAAGACGATGCATGTCCCCCCCAGCACATATATGGGTGTCTTAGGGATAATAAAATAGTATATTAACCATACAATAAATAAAGTTATTAGACCTGGGAAGAACAATTCCATTCTATACTCTACAATAACTAGAGTTTCTAATATGTTTCGCGATACGTAAGTAACTCCTTTCTGCAGCAATAACGGTGAAGCCCAAGTTCATCAAGAACTTGGCCTTCGGGAGTCTTAGGTAATTTTGTTTCATCGAGAACAAGAAGGGTCGACTTTCCTACTCCGGGAGAGCCACGCAATTCGTTCACACGGCGTTGATAATAGCGCCATATGTCGGCCAAAATATTTCCGCAGTTCATACAACGTATAGGGATTGGCATTATACTACTTGTGTATCCAGTTAATACTCAATTTTTATGGCGCGTAGATTCACCGTATTAACTTCCCTTACCCAGGTTCAGATATGTCATCTGTTTTGTTCCAGGGTGGATCGTATAACCGTCAGAATATGGGGCGCGCCGAAATTCGTCGTCTGGAGAAACGGGTTGAGGATCTAGAGAAGACTGTTCAGGAACTTCTGGCTTCCGGCGGAAATAGATCTGCGGCAGTTGCCGGGCCTCAGGGACCTCAGGGACCTCAGGGACCTCAGGGACCTCAGGGACCTCAGGGACCTCAGGGACCTCAGGGACCTCAGGGACCTCAGGGACCTCAGGGACCTCAGGGACCCCCAAGCCCTCAAGCGGCAGAATCTACCTGAAACGCTTGAGTGAGACCACGCTTATCGAAATTCCATGATTGTTCAAAAGATACTTCGACAGGTTGCCATTTGTCAAATGGGCCATGGTCGCACACACATTCGAAATAGTCGTCCGTTCTTCTTCCGACCATTTCGATTTTGCAGTTGCACTTGCAGTTGTCTCCGACATAATAGACTCCTCCGGCCCCTCGGAAGTCTGGATCTGGGGTCCCACCTGTAACCCAGCACGATGAACCACGTCGTGGCATTTATCACATAAAACTGCCAGATTCGCCAGAGCATGTATATTCGACCCATCTCCCGTGCCACGAGCCCTCTCCCGGATATGATGAACCTCCAGAGATGCCACATCAAGGGATCCACACTTCTGGCAGGCTCGTCGAACCACGGCCGAATTCCACGCCGACCCCACCGACTCCGAGAGTTCCGCCTCTCCCGCCAGACGCTTCCGGAACCGGATCGCATTCTCCAAAATGTCTGTAGGTATTCGCATCGCCTTCGCCACCTCCAGACCATATAATGAGGAACCCGAACCCGCCTTCAATGTGCGATGATACACGAGTTTATCCTTCACTCGATCGTATTCCACGTGCAAGTGCCAGATTTTCAGCGCCGGGTCATCCACCACTTCCTTTATATCCGTCAACCCATGCAAGTGTGTGGCAAAGAGAAACCGCGCACCCCTCTCAATCAGCCCCTTAATTCCCGCAGCCACCAGGGCCGTCGCCGAAACTGTCTCTGTGCCGGAACACAGTTCGTCTCCCAAGACCAATGATCTGGGCCCAGAATCTCGGAAAATCTCGCGCATCTCCGACATCTCCACGGCAAATGACGAGAGACCCATCCATAGATTATCCGTGTTTATGATCCGCGTATGGAGACTCTGAAAGGGCGCAATGACCATCTTTGTCGCCGGGACGAATGATCCTCCCTGTGCCAAGAGGACCGCCAAGCCCGTAGCCCGCATCATGGTCGATTTACCACTCGCATTCAACCCATATAAGAGCCACCCCTGGCTGCCGGGGGCTCCGAGACTTACCGAGTGCTGCACGTAGGGGATCTTCCGGTCCTGGGTCTCCAACAGTGGATGCCGGAGGCCTTCGATGAGCACACTCGACTGATCCGCCGCATCACCTTTCACGATTTCCGGCTTGACATAGCCCATCTTGGCAGCAATCGTCGCCAGTGTAAGATTGACATCGAGATGTGTGATCCATGCAATTATGCAGTGCCAGTCGTCGAAGATTTCCAAGGTAAGCGCACGACCCTGTTCGACAAGAGCGACTGCCTGATGCTTCTTGAGAGACTCACGCAGCCTACAGATAATGAGATAGATCTGATCCAACTCGGCAGACTCCAGATGCGCCGCCGACTTGTTAGCCACGGCTGTCGTATTGAGCGGCAACTTTCCGGACATCTTCAGCGCCTGGACCGCAGCCCGGGGCGCCTTCACAATAAGAGATCGCTCTCGAAACTCCGGCTTGAAGGTGTCTGCAGACACGGAGATATCGGCCGCCCGCTTCTCGATCCACTTATTTACGAGACCAATCTGAGTCTGAATCTGCTCCTCATATTTGTCAATCTGAGGAACTAGTCCCCTTATAAAGAGTCCAGTTTCATCTGATGCAGCGTATGCCTTGGCTATATCAAAGACTCCGGAAGCCGCGCTCTTGATTCTGCCGATGGCCTCCAAGGTTTCTATAGCACCCTCCGAGGTCGCAATGAAGTCGAGTGCCTTCAGACTGTTGTCTAGGCCGACGAGATCAAGCGCGCCCGCTATCCCCTGCTGGATCCTCCTATAGAGGCGGTCCATGTCGACAATAGTCCGCTGCCGCCTTTGTATCGTCGTGCGATAGTCGACAGGCTTTTGTAGCCAGGCATCTACCGCGTCGAGATTTGCCTGAATCTCATGCCCATCTGCGGAGGGTTTGAGAAGCCGCTCCCGGATCCCGCGTCTCCCCATCGCAGTCGTGCAGTGGTCGAAGAGGCCAAGGACATCTTGTCTGGAATCCGACTGGACGAGCATGTGAAGTTGCACAAGAGCGTTTTCTCCAAGACGCATCTGCTGGCCGGGGATCCAGGGGAAGACAAGGACAGTCCCGAGATGCATTGACGGCCAGAGTTCTTCGAGTGCATTCAAAAGAGATATGAGCGCAGTCTCCGAAGCGGACCCAGGATTCATATATAGGGCCACGTGAGTGGGTAATAATGTCTTAAGACCACAACGGGTTCTCAGATACTCCTCCCGATATACCGGGTTCAACCAGGCCCCGGAACCTAGATGATGTCGTTGGTGAAAGGTAGTCTCTGGGCGGCATCCGAAGATGCCCTTGAGTTTAGCCTCCGTAAGTGACTCGACGAAGGCCTTCGAGCCCTGGCATGACCAGAGGACCTCCTTGGGTGGATAGAGTTCCATGAATTGCACGAGGTCGTTGCTCGTCCAGGCTTCTTCACCGCTGATCTGGGTTTCAAAGACGTGGAGATGGCCGGTTGCCAGATCTATGGAGACGGCTGCCACAGTTGGAGGTGCGCTTGGGGAGGCGCCAGTGATTGTGACAAAGGTGAGATAAGTGTCGGCTTCTGGGGAAGACTCGATGTGGCTCCCGGGAGTCAATATGCGCTCCACCTTTCGCCCGGTGACCTTACCGGCCACGTTTTTCACCTGTTCTATGAGCACGACGGTCCAGCCGAGTTGCGTGAGTCTTCCGGTCCATTTGTGGACGGTGTGATCGGGGATTCCTGCGACTATACCATCGTATTTGGGACCAGAAGGGCCGTCGCCCTGTTTTACAGATACCTTGAGCCCAAGAAGGTCAACGACTTCTGTCATTGTTGTTTTGGTTTGACCCGTCTCCGTGTCGCGCTCATCATACATCTCATAGAACATTCCGACCATGAGAAATATGGCTACCTTGGAGCCGAATTTGGCCGTGTAGGTGGTGTAGTTGGTGAGATATTCTGCATACATGTTCGGCATTATTTATATTATGTCGCGTCAGATTTAGGCTACCGTCAAGTGCCAAAGTTAAGAAACTTAGTTCTTAACTTTGGCATTTTCGGAAATCACGTGAAACGCTCATAATTTAGACCGCTGGGCATTTAAAATGCCCGTTGGTCTAAGAATAACCGAGCGTAGCGAGGGGTTCTTAAATTTGGCAGTTCACGTTACAGGGATGTGGTGTCCTTCAAGAGATTAAAGTCGTTATACATGGAACGAAGCATATTCTCAGGAGCCTTGCTCTTTTCCTGTATCACACCCTTATTGATGAGAAAACTGCGAATGGCATCGATGGTTTGTTTCTTAGTGTCGGCACCGAGTTTATTCGCGCGAGTGAATCTGTGGGACATATTGGGGATGACAATGCGACGGGCCTTTCTTGTGTGAATGGGTTTAGGATTGTTGCTGCGAATAGGGGATTGTAGAGGGCCCAGTTTTACACGGCTTGTGTTGGGCTTCTTTAATACGACGGACTGGGCCGCTTGGGTCGCTTGGCCTGCTTGGGCCGCTTGAGTCACCTTTGCAACAACTGTGGGTGCAGGTGTGGATCTAACCACAGGTGTATGTGTAACCACAGGTGTGGGTCTAACCACAGGTGTATGTGTAAGCACTGGTGTATGTGTAAGCACTGGTGTATGTGTAAGCACTGGTGTATGTGTAAGCACTGGTGTAGGCTGCCGCCTGACAGGGGCAAGAGGTGCTATCCCGTCTGTTTTCGTTATTTTCAGACCAGATCTTACCTCTGCCACTTCTTCTTCACCTCCATCATCATCTTCAGACTCTGCCATAGACGCTGCTGCAGGTGCTCTCTTTCTGGATTGTCTAGATTGCCGGGGGGCACGTGGCTTTGTGGGGTCGCCTCCCCGTATCACACTCGGGCCCCCGGTGATTGTCAGCGTCTTTATCGACGATTCCATCTTAAGATACACTGACCTTTTTACAATGATAATTAAACGCTGGCACCCTTAATTTAACCACTCCACTGTAAGTAGATATGGGAGTAAAGATGAAGCACGGACGCACTCTCCATAATACCTTCTTGACAACATATATACTCTTATTCGGCTACACGGCCATCACATTGATTGAGGCCTTGCGCACGTCAAGTGCGAATGTGCGCCACGTCATGAATATTGAGACAACGGTTTCTCTAGTGGCAGGCCTAGTTTATGGGATCTTTCTTGAGATGGTAAAGAAGCCCGATTTTGACTTGAAGGAGGTCGTGCCCATTCGCTATCTAGATTGGATGATTACGACGCCCCTGATTCTCTTGGCCTTAATTGTGTTTTACAACAATCCCTCGACGGCTGTTAATTATAGGACATTTGGTGTAGTCATAGTTCTCAATTGGCTTATGTTAGTCATGGGATATCTTGGTGAGCAAAAAACAATACCCCGGAATTACGGCCTTGTAGGCGGCTTTGTTTTCTTTATTGCACTTTTATTATATTTATATGCATATATAATACCAAAGGGGTCATCTTGTGTTGTGTTCATGATATTCGCGGCAATATGGAGCGGATACGGGTTTGCATACATGTTAGAAGAAGAGGAAAAGAATATTTCCTATAATGTTCTGGATGTCATGGCAAAGGCAGTATTTGGAGTTGTGTTGTGGCTGTATTTCGGGAAGGTTTTGTCATTCGACTAGAGGGCTGTATATTATGTGGGTTATAATAGGGAGTGGGGATGCAAGGTAAACTAGTTACTACAGGAAATAATGGGGCTGCTGCGACTCCTGCGACTACTGCGGCTGCTCCTGCGACTGCTGCGGCTGCTTCTGCGGCTAATGGAAATA